CCTGACCTGATCCGCTATTCTTGACAGAAATAGCGTGTTGGCTAGGTGTACCTGCGGTATAAACATAGTCACCTAAAACGCCAGCGTACACAAAACCAATAGTGTCAGGGTATAAATCGCCACCGAAGTTAATTTGCGAATGAATGTTACCCTGAACAGCACCGTACTCATTGACCATAGATCCACGCCAATTGAGATCGTCAAGGTACTTAATGTCATCGAAAGTATCAAGCGAATTAACAGGCAAATACTTGAAGTTCGCTGGAAGCGCCGCCGTAGGAGAACTGCCGGGAGTTAGGGCAGTAGTTTCTTTACCTACCGCCAAAAAGGATCTATACCGTGGTAATGCCATTAGTTTGTCACTCCTTGTGCTGGGGCATCGGTTGATGAGTTGTCTGTTGAGGTATCCGCAGGAGCTGAGTCAGCCTTTTTGCTCTTTGCTGGAGCGTCAGTAACTGGTGTAAGTCCAGAGGCAACAATACCTTCAGGTAAATCAATCGTATCACCCGGATTAACGGTAATTCCTAAAGTTGGGTAATCGGTGATGTAATCGTTATCTGACTGGTATTTCGCCACTCTGACTCCTACTTGCTCAACGCTTCGTGTAGCGCCTTTTGGTAAATACCTCTGGCGCGGTTGTTTTCACTCATTAGTGTAGCAGTAGGAGCGACAAAAGGATACTTCACTCCAGACCTCCAACGCGGATTACCGAACTCTAAAGCGCGAGAATAAATCATGTACGGCCCTACTGTAGCAACATACTGATTAGCAAAACCTTTAATAGTGGATCTGATTGAGCGGCGCAAATCACCAGTCACATTGGACGGTTTACCCGGCTCAATACCTTCACCTTCTGCACGAGTTGTGCCGTATGAATGACCGCCAACAATTTGTTTTTTCATCAACCGGCTAGCATCAGCGCCAACTTTTTGCGTAGCAGTCTTGACGGCCTTATCTACTTTAGTTTCTACCAGCAATAATCCTTTTAGGGCTTTGCTGATGTCACCGATCATGTCCATTTCATAACCTCACAATAAGCGGTATGGGGCAGGTGGAAGGCGTACCCACCCCATACCTATCAGGTTACGCAGTATAAATCTGCGTGACCTGAAACCTGATAACCGCCCAAGTGTCGGTTGCTCCTCGATCCGCCGTTGCTGGCTCACCGTAAACTACTTCAATCCTCGGTTCAGCGCCTTGCCATACGAGCTGTCCAGTAGTGTCACCAAACCTATGGTCAGAGCGCAATAAATCCTTTATACCGTCAATAGTCGCATCAAAATCGTCCATGCAATCCTCAGCGTTAATTTTCAACGAGTGGTGAAAAAGTTGAATTGCCACATCGTAATCAATGCGCTTTTTACCGCTTGTTGCGCCTCCAAGTGCAATACGCTCCTCATTTTCGCGTTCGATAAACACCACCGCAACAGCTCTGGACTGCTGACCCGGTAATGCATTTTTTTGGAAGTTTATCTGCTTCGGAAAAGATGAAAATACTTGGTTCAAGTCAGGTATACCTGTAGCAGAACTAAGGAAAGATGTGAGTTGTGAACGGACTTGAGCGCGACTCATTAGCGGATCCTGCGGTACGGTATCAGTAACTCTTTCGCCAGTTCTAAATCGTAGTTGAGGCTGGCGGTGTTAAGTCCAGTTTTGCCAACCATTTCCGTCACCTGCATTGTCATTGAGTAATCGCCACGCACCTTCAGGAACGCTGTAGTGACGAGTATGGCGGCTTCTTTGACGGCTGGAGGTAATGCACTCACAGCAACTCCTGCGCCGTGAGAGGCGCTTAGAGAGCCTCCTATGAGTATTGTGGTGGAACCCGGCGCATAGGTGGAGGCTACTGTCACCGTTTCCGTGTTCATTCCGTCATAGATAGTCAAATGAGAGCCGGGTAAAATACCGGTTGCGTCTTTCACCACAAACGATGAAGCGCCAGAAGTACCCGAAACGAGAAGCGTATTAGCGTAGCCGTTGATGTACGAATACTTTACATACACTTGCGATCGAGCGGAAGCAGGAGAACCAAAAGACAATGGCCCAGAACTGGAATAATTCATACTTCCCGAACTCCAAGGCATAATAATTGTTTGATCCTCAATCCAGCCCTGCGACAAGTCCGTAAAAGCTGTCAAATTATTTGGTTGAGATCCATACGACAATGCCGTCAAACCCAGCACAGGCCAGTTACTTGGGTGTATTTTAAGGTAGCCGTCACTAGACATACGAACACGCTGTTGCTCAGTTTCCGTTGTCGCGGCTAAAACCTGATTACAGTAGGAGTCAATCCACGATGAAGCGCGAGCAATCATGTTTGCCAATTCTGCGTCCTGCGCCGCTGGATCCGCCGAATCCACCACTAAATTGTTGTAGTCAATAGCGGTAGGCGCTGACTTGTATTCAGCAATAGTCAAATAAGGACTAGAAAACAAATGCGAAGTATTGCCGTACAAATTAGTCATTAGTCATCGACTCCACAATCACAAGAACCCTTGTCACTAACCAAATCGCACCAAGGCGCATGAGTTGCTGGACTCTCAACACTTTTAATTACTTTGGTCTTGTCCGGGCTTAACACATTCGTCACCACATTTCCCACATACCTTGAACCACGAACCAAAACCACAGTTGGCGCACACAAATCCCAAACTGCCGTTTCTGGTTGTTCCCATAAGAGATGCTTCGACAAACCCTGATTGCTGTAGCGCTTTAGCGTCAAGTGCGTTATCGACATTGTAGAAACCTTTACTGTCAGCTCGGAGAGTCCGTTGAGATCCTGTGCGTACACCTTCAATTGTGACTTCGGTTGCTCGCCGGTCACTAGCAAAATACTTTGCCATTTGTTTTCCTTCCTAAGTAAGTATGCCCCAACCCCGTTCTGGGACTGGGGCATACAGACTTGAGTTTGTTACGCGGCCTTGATACCTGCAACAACACCGTTGAAGGTTGGAGCGTATCCGACCAAAGTGCTGTTGAAGTAAGTTGAGGTTTCATACGCAAACTGCGTTACAGGCCACTCAATTGCCATGTAGTCCTGCGTGTTGAATACTGACCAAACTTCAGAAACATTTGTGTCTGGGATTGGTAGCGTGTAAGACAACACAGGTGCTACACCTTGAGGCAACCATGGGTGAACGGTTAGGCTAACTCCCTTGCCTGTGATTTCGTTCTGGAGTCCAGTAACAACATCACCAAGAGTCACGCCACCGATTTCGTCCTGCGAAATGTTCAGACGGTAGTTAGCGGTTGAGCCTGACTTGATTGCGTCAGACAACTGCTTACGATCTGCACCGTTCAAAAGGATTTCGTCCGGATCCGCCTTCACATTGTTGTAAAGGGTAGCAAACACATTCTGGAACTCAACACCCGGATTGCTTGTTGAGAACGCTGTGTTGATACGAGATACTGTGCCACCAGCAAAGATCTGAGGCAAAATACCGTCATAGCCGGTTGCAAAACTTGAGGTGTCTGCGACTACCGTTGAAGCGGCTGTACCAGAGGTAGGTAGAGCGCCGTCAACTAGGTAGCCATTGTAGCCTGTGCGACCGTCATACCAGATAGCGGTATCTGCTGGCTGACTTGCGCCTGTACCAACATAAATACGGTAGCCCAACGCTCCAGCAACATCGGCAATCGCCACATCCACAACCTGACCAGCGCTAACGGTAGCGGAAGCAACGGTTGATAGAACTGATTGACCGAACGAACCAGCGTCAGCAGTAGCGTACACCCAAACTTTAGATGTTACGCCAGAGAGCGCAGTTTCGCCAGTAGCGGCAGTACGAGCTGTTAATGTGATTGTTGGTGCTGATAGCGCTCCAGCATAACCGTCAGCAGTAGCGCCACGGCTCATAAGAAGCATTTTTTCCTCAGCCAACATTGTTGCGTAAAGTACGCTCGTCTGTGAGAGCTGACGAATGTCTTGGTAGCCCTGACCTTGGAACTGTGCCGAGAACGGTACAGAGTCCGATAGTGAGAACTGCTTGTATACGAAAGACTTGTCGTAACCAGCGTAACCAATCTTAGGGCCGCGCTCGAAAGCGATTGAGCCAAAAGTTTCGGTGCTACTGTCTAAAATGCCGGGGAACTTATCTGCTACGCCAGTCTGTGAACCGGTGATTGCAGAAATGACCTTAATGCGGTGGCTAGTGCCAACACCTTTTTTACGCGACAACTTGTTGCGTAGTGGAGTCATTTTAGGGAAAATAAGTTTCGCAGGTGCTTCGAGATCGTACGCTACAAGACCAGTAGAGATTGGACTGGTAAGTGTAAGATCCTTGACAATGTCCTGACCAGCAGAGCGTTGAGCGTCCAATGCAGAAGTCAAGCTGGCAATAGCGTCAGGAGTCATAGACTTTGACAAACTTTCGTCAGCAAGGATTCCTGCAATTGCCCCACTTGCGGATACAGGTGCGGTTGGTTCTGCCATGCCCATTAGGGTATTAGCAGACTTAGGTGAAGCGTTAGAAGCGCTGAGAGCCTTTACGAACTCCTCGTGCTGGACTGCCGCTTCACGCGGATTGAGGCCGTCATACAGATCGGCTACTCGTGGTGTTTCAGCCATTACGGTTATCTCCCTTTCTAGGAGGTTGTTGTGTTTTTTTCTAGGTCACGCGCAAGATCGAGATAGCCTTGTGCGAGTTTTTTGTCATTAGTCGAAGCGGCTTTGGCGCGGTATTCTTGCGCTTTCTTCGCTGGACTTTCTGACGATGTGCTACCCACCGCGTTCATACGCTTCGGGCCTGATGGCGCGGCGAGTGCTTTGACCTGTGCAAGTTCCGTTTCCAGCGCCTCAATGCGCTCGGACTCGTTTGCCTTTGTCACAACATTTTCGCCAACCGTTGTTGGGAGTAGCGACTTAACGGTATCCACGATTACTTCGCGGATCTCATCAAGAGTCAATGATTTTTCAGCCTGTGGTTCGGCTTCTGCGTAAACGGTATTGTCTGGAGTTTCCTCCTCCTCAACACCGTCCTCAAATTCTGGTGCGACTGGTGTGATTGTTTTTTCCTCAGCCACAAATCCACCTTCTGCACATTTGCAATCCTTCATTTCTTTATCGCACTTACTGCACATTTCAATGTCAGCCGCATCGTCTTTCAACGCCTCTGCCTCGTCAGACATTTCAATAGACTCGGCAACTTCCTCCAATGGTGCTACTTCCCCTTCGGCGGCTTCCCCTTCATGCCACTCCAGCAAACTATGTACCGCGTTCAACAAGCAAGCAATTGAATAAACCTCATCGGATCCTTCCGCTAACTCACCAGCCTCAACCTGAATAAGAGTAGCCAATGCTCGGCGAGCGTCATCAAATGCGCCTTGGTCAAACTTGGCTGAATCGACAGAAACATAACCTTTCGCCATTTCAATGATTTCGGTTGCTGTTACTTGCTTCACTTCATTACCTTCGCTTTCGGTCAGTTCCTCCACTTGGACGAGCTGTGAGTTGATTGTTTTTGCTACCGTTAGGGTACAGGCTGGATTGGCTGGACGATCCACAATTGACACTTCAACAATTTGTCCGTCCACGATACGCCCACCAGCGGCTTTGTTGTCTTTGATTACGCGTGGGCGGCGAATACCGATACTGAAACCTTTAAGCACTCCGGCTTTGCATTTAGCGACTGAACCCGGATCGACAATGTGTGCCGTGATGAAATGCTCGGATCCTTCGGCCTTATACTCGGTCGCTACACCAGCGGCTATGCTGGAGTGTTGTTCGCGAATGTTGCCCCATTTGAACCAATCTGGCATAGCGGATGATAGCCAAATCGGATCGCACACTTGCTCATCGGAGTCCAAAGTATCGTCAGTTGCTTTTCCGTAGACAAGTAATGATCCGTCAGCTTGCTCGTCCATTTTGAGGATAGAGGCAAATACGGCTGTGTCTGGTGTTTCGCTCAACGCAGTTTCCTTTCGGGCTTCATTTATTGTCCCAACAATTTCTTGTTTTGTCCATTAGGTTGTTTGATTGCACTCTGTGCAGTTTTCGATCCAGATTGGGTGTTGGACTCTATGTTCTGTATGTGGCATTACGACCAACTACCAGTATTTAGATTACTACCGCTTGCCAATGGTGCAATACGCTTTACTTTCATAAAACTGCCATTGTAAGTAGTGATGCTTGTAATCGTTCCTGCGGAAAATTTTAACAAAGGGTTTAAGTATGTATCCGAAACGACACTTCCATAACCTTTGCCATAAATTTCTCTTACATAAGTTCCAGCGGTAGTAATGCTTGCGGCAATGTTTTGACTTGTGAAGTTAATAGTTGTGCCTACAACTGTTGCTGGTAATGTTGCAGTACTTAAACCAGTAGATGTATACCATTGTTGTTGTCCGCTGATTGAGTTTGGATAATTTATGGACAAGATGCGAGCATTGGCAGTTTCGGTAGATTGAACAACAAAATACATTTCAATCTCATACAAATAACCACCCGTAAGCAATGCGCCATTTGTTAAATTCAAAGGTGACCAAGTAGCACCAACGGCAGGATTTGAAACAGTAAGGTTAGAAGTGCCAACGCAAAAAATACTTTCGTCACTACCCAGAATTGGGTGAACATGGTCAGCCCTTGCATAGTTAGTTGAACTGCCAGCCGTTGCAGTTCCATTAGCAATAGGCGTGGTGCTAGAAGCATTAGAGTCACTTATCAATGTGCCAGTCGCTGACGGCAATGTGAGAGTGTTGCTCACTCCAGAACTTGTGCCAACGGCTTGAAGAATTGTACCAAGATTTCCGCTACTACTAGAAAAGATTTTTACCGAACCAGCATTACTGCCTGATGAATTACCAGAAGTAATTGCACCTGTTGAAGAAACAGTACCAGCAGAAACAGTTGTTGCCTGCAATGTTCCAGCGGCAGGTGGACTTGAAGCACTTGAAGCAATCAAAATACCTGCACCAGTAACAACAGCACCACCAGTAGAAGTCACACCACCAGAACCAGCCGTGACACCGCCAGTACCCGAAACTGTTACGCCATTACCAGTGCCACTAACACTAACTGAACCTGTAAAAGATGCGCCCGTAGTATTTACAAGAGTGCCAGAAGTTGTAGGCAATGTTTGTGTACCACTAGCAACCGTAGGTGCTTGAATAAGTGAAGCACCTGATGTTGAACCTAATAACCGTATTGCGCCAGAACTAGCACCTGCATTAACATTTATTTGATTTGATGCAGTAATACTGCCAACAGGACTTGTTTTAACAATAGTGTTTGCTGAACCGTCAGTAGCAACAGCAGTAGTAGTCACACCGCTAGTACCGTTACCAATAAGCGCATTGCCTGAAGTCAAAGTTGCTTGACCAGTGCCACCCTGACCAACACTCAAAGGTGTAGTCAAACCCGAAAGACTTGTAATGTCACTATTCGCACCAGTAGCCGCTTTGCCGGCAAGGTCAGTAGTCAGGTTTGTTACCTGTGACTCTGCAATAGTTATCGGATCACTACCAGCAACACCATGCGTGGAAGCGTGAGCAGTAGGCGTACGCGCATCAG